ACCACTACCAGAAGCCATTGCGATCGCTCTACCGCCAGTTTCCGCAGTTTGAGCATCTTCCATTTCCAGGAAATGCGCCATCAGCAACATAATTCCAGTATCCCGACGTTGACCCCAAAGAGATGTAGCTACAAACTCCTTAGCTTGCTCTAAAGCAAAATCAACAATTTCGGGATCTTGAGTCTGGAACTTTTTGTATCTAGCAAGAAAACTGGGGCGTGTGACGACCATAATTATCTCCCAGTAGCAATAGAACCGGAAATAGTTTGAGACATAGCCGCAACTTCATCCTGAATATCTTTGAGCCTATCAGCAAGCAGCTTTCTCACTTCAGGACGACGATCTACATTCAAACTTAGTGACAACCAATCAACATCTTTAGAGTTTTCAGCTAACTCTTGAATGATGCCGATATCCTCAAAATCAGTGGTATCTCTGACTGGAAATTCTGCGGTTGGCGTGTAAATAGTCAAAGCACCACATTTAATCAAATTGTTAATGGCAATCTGATTAACTTCATGCTTGAGAACACTATTCCACTTGTCAGTATCAATGAAATTAGTTCCTTTATTCAAGGTGACAACTTCAATTTCTACCCTGTCAGCTAAAGTTAATTTGCTGTCTTTTTTAGCAGCAGTTGGACGCTCAATCTGATAATTGAACAATCTTGCACCGCGCACACCAAATGGTATTTGCCGGCTTTTCTCTCTTTCAGGGTGGTAAGCGATCGCAAAGTAGGACATAATTACACCCCAATAACAATGTGAGCAGCGTAACGGCGATATACAATAATGCCGTTGTAGTCAAAACTGTAACCACGATAAAAAGCCCAAGGTCCATCGGGAATTAAAGGACGGGGGCGGAATGGATCAGTGATTCTAGCTTTGAAGTACGAGGGATCGCGCTTATAAAACACGGCCACAGCTTCGCCATTCGGTCCGGCAGTTTCAAGTTCAGCCATTGGCTGAATGTCTTTGATGCTGGGATTATTTTCCAAGAAATATCTCAAAACTGATCTCTCTTGTCCATATTCACTGAGGCGGAACTGACTCATTAAGAAGTCGTAGCGATTTTCAGGAAGCAAGAGGGTATCGTATTTGATAATTTTGTTGGTAGCTTGCTTGCCACCTTGAATCCCTGCATTTAGTACAGCTAGAACGTTGTTAGCGTTCATGGTACTGCCATCTAGCTTATATAAAGCCATTGATCGTAACCAAGCAGGATGATTGAAAAAACCAGCAAGTCCAGTTTTGACATCTCCAAACAACAACAACTTATTCAAGATTTCTTGATAAGCGCGTTGAATTAATATGATCTTTTGTTGTTCAATGGGAACATTTCTTTTTAAGGTTGCAGCTATTTCTTTTTCTGTAAATCTGTAGCCATTGCGATAGGTGAATATTCCTTGATTGAACTGTTCACCAACCATTTCCACATAAGGTAAATTGCTGGTTTGTCCCCGTGCCAATTCAAAACCACCTACGCCATCAATAGTGGTATAGCTAGTAGATTCAGCCCAAGCTAAATTCTGTTCTTCGATCTGAAATAACATCCCAGCAGCCGCAGGTAATTCAGGTTTTAACGTCTGAATTACTTGAGCTTCTTGATATTCTAATTCTCTCTGGAAAGCTCCAATGGTAGGAGCATCCAATCTAATTTCTGATGCAGCTAAAGACATAATGCTCCTAATTAAAAGTCAACTTTACAAAGAGTGATGTTTTTGCCAAAAGCTTGTTGAGTAGCAGACAGGATAGTTACATTCGAGGAAACATTCGCCGTACCACTGGTTGATTTGGTAAGTTTGCCTTGGTTGCCAGCAGTAATTTGAATACGTGCGGTGTCACCAATCACCAAATCCGACTCAACAGTTTCAATCCAGATGCCTTTATAAGTTCCGCTATTTTTTAGAACTTCCATCGTTCTGCCAAATGCGTAACCGTCTTGAGCATTTTGGAATGTCCCAACTTGCTCGGTAGCTTGGCTGAGAATGGTAACGCCGTAATTAGAGTAATTGGAAGCATGATCTACTAAAGTCATTGCGCCAACACCCTCTAGGGGATCTTGGTAGTAAGCCGTCTGTCTGCCAACAAATCTACCGAAAGGAATAATAGCGTTAGCTGCGCCTGTTACAGTCTTAGTGATCGTCAAGTCATTGGTAGTTGCACTAGAGTTAGAGGTAACAGTCAAGACAGTACCAACGGAGCGGGCGGTCAAGGTGATGACGCTAGTGCCAGTGTTTAAGGAGACGTTGACCACAGAATAAAATTCTGGATCTGTAATCATTGCGTTGTACAAGCCAGTTCCTAATTCTGCGGTTGTCGCACTAGCATCAGTGCTGAAAGAATCGGATAAGTTCTTTTGACCTCCACCGATCGCTGCAATGGTCACAGTATAAATTGCAGAATTATCTACTGTTGCGGGTGGGGTGATGGTTACGGTGTCGTAGGTCGCGTAGTTATTTAACGCAGGAATTATAATTGCAGAACCAATTCCAGACATCATCCCAGCGAGCGCCGGAGACATATATCGGGAATAATTGCTTTGCCCAGTGGCAACATTAATTGATTGAAATTCAGGCATTTTACTTAACTATTTTTGCTAAGGGATAAGGGTTGTTGCCAAGCATTTGCTAATTCTTGCGATCGCTCAGCTTGTTTTTGTGCAGGATTTTCGCCACTGCGGGTTAAACCAATCATTTGCCGTAAATTGGTGCTGTAAATATCTGAATCAGCAGAATCAGTGCGACCAAAATCATCACTGTCATCATCTGATTGAGATTCAATTAGCAAGCGGTCTATCACGCCTTCCAAGTAAGCAGATGAAGCATTAGACAAATCAACGTCTGGCATGAGTTCAGAAGCGATCGCATGATAGATGTCGTCTCTACCTAAAGCAGAATCAAACTTAAAGTTAAGACCTAAATCTTCAGCTTTTTTCCAAGCTTCAAGAATGACGGGAACTGAGTCCTTTCTTGCGGTCATTTCTTCTTCATCTCCATATTCTTCATCGTCCTCATCGCCTTCCTCTTCATCATCTTCCTCATCATCTTTATCAGAAGAATCGTATTTTTTCATGTCCATTTTTTTCTTTTTGGACTTAGGCATCATTTCTTCCTCATCCTCATATTCTTCTTCCTCATCCTCCTCCTCGTCATCTTCCTCAACCATCATTTTCTTTTTCTTGCTGTCTAAAACAAATTCTTCAGAGTCAGCATTCCAGGCATAACCGTGCTTTTCAAGAATTGGTAGTGCGTTAGTAGTCACCACTTCGTAAGCATCAGCATGACCTTGATAGCGATCGCGCTCCTCGGTTAATTCTTCAATTTGTTGTTGAAGTGCTACTATTCGTTTGTCAAGTTCGATTTCTTTTTCTGATAGAGAATCGGCTTTTATGGCTTGTTTCTCCAAATCAGAAATATGCCCACTGACAACAGAGGCAATAAGGGGATCAACTTCGTAAGTAGCTCCCTTGATAGTTAAACTGGCCATAGATTTATGTTTATTAGTTGTTTGATAGGCAACATCTTTATCATCACTATCTAAATGCAAGGCAACATCAGATCCCGCACGTCCTTTTTTAGTCAAAGCTACGTGATTGGGTTCAATATCAACTTGAATTGCATCGTAATGTTGTCCTCTCCAAGTTCCAGGTTCATTGATGACACGGCATTTATATCCAGTAGATATTTCTGTTGTGTCACCCCTTTCTATGGATCTAACGGCTTCAGCGTCAGTGACGATCACCACACCTCGAACGTAATCATCCTCTAGAAAAACTGTTGAATCTGTTATCCCTACTTGGTACTGTTTGGCATTTTCAGCATTTACTAATCTGTCAGGATGTTCATTAGTAACTATCTGAGAAGCCCATTTTTTTAATGCTTTTTCGTTTTCCTCTCCAGGGCGAAATTCTCTCCTAACTCCTCCGTCTGGTGTGCGATATTCTAAAATTCCTTGTTTCGCAAACGAACCTACCGCCTTAAAGTAACCTTCAGGCGTTTTGATCGGGCTGCGAATTGTTCCAGAATCAAATCTTATTGCCACAGCAGAAAATAGGTAAGTATTAGTAACATCCTAAATGGTTTAAAATCCAATAAAAATAATTATTGATAATTAACTAATTAATTGTTTATCGTCCAATTTCGTTTATAATAAAGCAAAGTTTTCTACAAAATAATGGCTAAATTAACAGGGCAATCATTAAATCAAAATTTAGAGTTGTACAGAGCGATCGCCAAGAATGTTAGGCAACTACGAATTGAGTTAAATAAAACTCAAAAAGAATTATCAGAGATAATTCAAGTCAGTAAGTATGCTTGGTGGTTAATCGAGTCTGGTGATACTAGGATGGAGCATGGAATAGTTTTAGCGATCGCTAACTTACTCTGTCTGCCGTCCGTTGAATGTTTGTCAGAGAAAGATTTTTATAAAACCGTAGGAGATGACTGGAGGGAGAAAACCATTAAAAAAATTGAAGAGAGAAAAAATAATAGATTAAACGGTTAAATGTTGCCATATCAGAAAAACAATGATATAGTGATATTTCCCTATCACTATTTTTATATTAACTAAAAGCACTGCCGTCTCCCATGCAGTGCTTTATGATTTTATAAGAAACGAGGCTGAAAACCCTTGAAGTTGAGTGTTGGAGCGTGGCGGAAAAACTCAACTGTCCTTTAGGCAAGGGATGAAAGCCAGATAGAGGCTTCAGCCTCCACTGAAAGTTTTTCTTATTGACAAGATTATGCTTTATAAGTTAGCATATTTCCGTGGTGTTTAGGTCGAAACCATGATAATTTACGAGTTCAAGGTCAAAGGAAAAGATAGACAATATCGCGCAATAGATGAGGCTATCCGTGCATCTCAATTCATCCAAAACAAATGCTTAAGGTATTGGATGGACAACAAAAATGTCACAAAACATGATCTCAATAAATATTGCGCGATTTTAGCATCTGAATTTCCTTTTGCCGATGAACTTAATTCAATGGCTAGACAATCTGCTGCGGAACGCTCTTGGAGTGCCATAGCTCGGTTTTACGATAATTGCAAAAAGAAAGTTAAGGGCAAAAAGGGATTTCCAAAATTCAAAAAGAATTGCCGCTCAGTTGAATATAAAGTTAGTGGCTGGAAGTTATCACCAAACAGAAAAGCAATTACTTTCTCTGACAAGAAAGGTATAGGTACTTTGAAATTGAAAGGTACTTATGATCTTAATTTCTATGACATCAAGCAAATTAAACGAGTTCGTCTAGTCCGTCGGGCTGATGGATATTATGCTCAATTTGCAATTGATGTCAAAATCAGAATCGAATCTCAACCAACAAATCAAATAGTTGGTTTAGATGTGGGTTTAAAGTATTTCATTGCTGATTCAAAAGGTAACATAGAACCTGCTCCACAATTCTATAGAAAGTCAGAGAAGCAATTAAGTCGAGCTAATCGCCAGAAATCTAAGAAGTTTAGTAGAGACAAGAAAAAAGCTAAACAACCACAATCCAAGAATTATCTAAAAGCTAAAAATAAGTATGCCCGTAAACATTTAAGAGTAAGTAGGCAACGAAAAGAATATTGCAAGAGATTAGCATATTCCGTGATCCAGTCTAACGATTTGGTAGCCTATGAAGACTTAAATATTAAAGGCATGGTAAAAAACCAACATTTAGCTAAATCAATTTCTGATGCTGGCTGGGCAACTTTTAGACAATGGCTAGAATATTTTGGATATAAATATGGGAAGATAACGGTTGCTGTTCCTCCCCATAATACCTCTCAAAATTGTTCTAATTGTGGTCAAAAAGTGAAAAAATCCCTATCAACTAGAACTCATAATTGTCACCATTGTGGGTTTGTTGAAGATAGAGATATTAACGCTAGTATTAACATCCTAAAATTAGGATTAAGTACCGTAGGGCATACGGGAACTTACGCTACAGGAGATTTGCCCTCTTGGGCGATTGGTGTAAACCTGTCGTCTAACGGCGAGTCCGTGAATGTAGAATCCCCGCGTCTTTAGACCGGGGAGTGTCAAGGGATAGATCGCTATTTAGTAACAAAAAGCGGGAACTTTACCCGCTTTATTTTCAAATATTTATTATTCTTGGATATATTTGTCCTGTAACTGGCACTGTTACAACTATAGATCCGCCACCTCCACCACCAGTACCTATTAGGTATTGAACAGGCGGTGCAAGCCTTCTTGGTATTACTAATCTAAAGGATTCTAAAAACGGAACAAGATTGCTAGTATTATTCAATCGCGTGTTTCCTATCCTTGTGGTATTTAAAAACGCATTTACTTCTATCATGCTGTTCTGATCGCCATTCTCGATGCCGTTGCTGAAATATTATCAAAAACTGTGTAAGTTGCGTTAGTTGTGGGATCAAAAAACTGTTGTAAAATAGCCATCCCACTATTCGGTACACTAATTACATCATTGCTAAAAAAAGCAATGGGTTTTTTGTTTGTTGTATCTACCAGCATACAATTTGTTAAAAATGGACGATTCTGCCATATCTCTACGGTTGGGATACCATTGTCCAAATAACCATTGCAAGAAGTAGCTACGCCTACAGAAGCAGGTCTTAAAAGTGAAATTGGCTGTAAGCCGTTTGAGGCGTAAGCATTTACCCCTGAATCAATAAATCCATAGGGGGCTTCTCCCCACAGTGTAGGTTTAGATGATGGTCGCACGTAACCAAAAAATTTCTCATAGGAAGTCCCTTCTTGTATGATTACCCCTCTTACTTCAGGATGACTACATATATGTAGAGTAAATGCAGCCGTCATTGAGATCGTGCTAGTAGTCGCTGTCACGGATTCATTTGTACCGATGTCACCTGCTGGATTATAAGAAGAATATCCTCTTACTCTTATTGTTCCTGACGCACTAAAACCACCATGTATTATCATTTTTCCCCAGTTAGTATCTGCGGGGTCAGCGTCAAATTGCCAAACTCTTTGTTCATTACCAGTTGCAACGAATGAATCAATCTGAGAAAAACCAGCAGCAATCATCGCTGTGTTTACCTCATTCATGAATTTTGTTTGTGTACCATCTCCAGTAAACGTTGTTGATGTAATTGTGGCGTTAGGCATTATTCAATCTCCATAATTGTCAAAGTCACCTGAACTGTTCCTGCGCTACCAGAAAGATTTGTAATAGTAATGGGGATATTATTTGAACTTGGTATAGTTGCAATATTAACTATCGGTGATAAAGGAATAGTTAACAGTGAGTTAGTAGTTACGATTTCCATTAATAACCCAGCATCACTAGCATTAAAATTTAACGCATCTTGTAGGGTAGATGGAACATTTCTGCCCAGATCAGTAGCTTGTTTTGTTGTGTTATTATACATCCTTATTCTAGCAGGTTTATCGGTTGCTACCTGATAACAAATAAATCCAGAACTAGCAGTGAATGTAATTTGTTGATGCGCTGCGTTTGATAAAGAATTAGACGTAATAACCACATTGCGTCTTGTCTTTTTAAGGGCTACTTCCGATTCTGTACCATCGCTTTCTCCTCTAATAAATAGTCCATTGTTCTTGTTAAAAAGCTTTAGTTGATCTACAGACGTTGACGGTGCTGTTGTTACTTCAGTTAGTGTTATTTCAGAAGCCGCCGTAATACTGCCCGGCGCACCTGTAGCACCTTTATAATTTTTCCATAATCCAGTAAAGTCACTTGCAATAGGAGAAGTGATGGGTGAAGTCGTAGTTCTTACTGCTATAAAATCCTTAGAGCCATTAAAAGTATTAGTAAATCCTGCACCATTAGCATCATCGGCATAAGCCACATAAGTGTAGCTAGATAATCCATTAATCCCATTTGCACCTGTAGCTCCCGTTGCACCTGTAGCTCCCGTTGCACCTCTATCACCAGTTAATGTAATATTCCAACTTGTATAAGTACCACTGCCAACAGCGTTATCAACACTTATAGTTACTGACGTGCTGCTAACAGCCGTAACTACACCCTCAACATAATTTGAACCATCATTAGCAGCGCGTAACCTAGAGCCTGTCAACCATCCTAAATTAGAACTTGCAGTATAGGTAAAAGTTTTACTGCCCGTACCAATTGAGTTAGAAGCAGTAGAAGTTCGGGCAATGACTCCTGCTTCTCCTTGAATACCTTGGATGCCTTGTAGTCCCGTTGCACCTGTAGCTCCCGTTGCACCTGTAGCTCCCGTTGCACCTCTATCACCAGTTAATGTAATATTCCAACTTGTATAAGTACCACTGCCAACAGCGTTATCAACACTTATAGTTACTGACGTGCTGCTAACAGCCGTAACTACACCCTCAACATAATTTGAACCATCATTAGCAGCGCGTAACCTAGAGCCTGTCAACCATCCTAAATTAGAACTTGCAGTATAGGTAAAAGTTTTACTGCCCGTACCAATACTATTTGAAGATACTGAGGCTCTAGTAATGACTGCACCTCCGCTTCCACTACCAGCAAAAGCAATATATCTACCAGTTGTGTCCGTAGGAGAAACAACTGTAGGTAAATTTTCAGAAGTAGTGGAACTAGCGTCATAGAGATACCATCCTGGATTAGTAGTTCCATTATCATCTACAGCATAAAGTCCTCCGTTTATTCTTTTTGGAGTAGTTGAATTAGTCAAACCTTTCAACTCTGCGATCGCCCCAACTTTAAAAATAGGAGTATCATTACTGACTATTTTTAACCATCTACCGGGAGAAGAAATATTAATTGCTGTTGGCTTGATAAATAAATCACTGTCATCTACATCATAAGAAGTTGAATCAAACCTATATTCCGCATCCACAGAAATTACATAACGAGCTTGCCAAGGAAATATATCAGCAAGTTCCAATGCTCTCAATGCAGATAAATCCGCAACTGGTAAACCGATCGCTCTAAATAAAGTTTGCAAATCAGCAAGTGTGCTACCAGACTCAACCACACAACCTAATGCCGTATCATGAGAAATCGAAGTAACAGTATTTTCATACAAATATGCGATCGCAACTTCATAATTACCAGAAGTGAAGACACTGGAATTAGCTTCAAATGTGCTAGTGAATGAAGTTGGGATAAATAGCCCTACTTCAGCAGCAACAGAAGGTAAAGAAGTGATTATTGTGCTACTAGATGAACCTACCAATATTGTTTCGGTAGCGTTAACTCCAGTGATAGGAGTGTCAAAAACATGAATATTAGAACTACCAACAATTCTTGCGTAAACTCTGATTTTGCCAGCGTTTAATTTAGCAGTCGTACCAGCAATTACATCGGGATAATCAGTTCTAATTGCGGTAGCATGAGTAACAGTAATACTCAGAATTTTAGTAGCATCTAAAGCAATAGAACCAGCCCAAGCTGTCGGACGGCCAACACTATTTACTGTACTAATTACGGCTCTTAATCCTGCTGTATCAGGAACAGTAGCAGCTACAAAACAAGTTCCATTGTTGGTAACTAAAATCTTCTGATTTGCAGTATTTGAACTTGCACCAAAAACATCAGTTCGTCCAATATTTCGCCATTTGTAATAAGCAATTGATCCCGAACCACTATCAGCCAATAAACTTAAACCTGTACCATTTGGTAAGATTCTTCTTTTGCCACCAGTGGGGAAAATTCGAGAACCAATATCGTCAAAAGCTGGATCATATTCTGCATAGTGCGGTGCTAAATAGGGATAAATTTTGACAACTTCACCTTGATAGGCTTTATTATCAACGTCTGCCATATCAAATGCCATTTGTATTTGTAACACATAGGCAGAACCAGCAGGTAAATCCTTTGGTAGTAGTAAATTTGTGATTGCATCCCCTTGGTAGTCCAATTCACCACCAACGGACATACCAGTTGTATCTAAAACTCCTGTTGACGTACTCGCATAACCCAAGAAAGTAATTTTCATTAATCCCTTGAAGTCGTCAGAAACAATTTCATCATTAGCTGTTGAGCAAGCTATTCTCACTCGCTTACCTTGGGAAATTAGATTATTAGTATCGTTGACAATCCAAAATTTTACAGGCTTAGACAAATCGCCAGAAACGTCATAATCAGGGGTAATTATTGCTGAATAATCTGTAATTTTTGACAAGTCAACATTTGCCCCTCCCTCATCTATAGTTGATGCCACATAAGGATTAAAATTCTGGGGATTACAAAGAATCCAAGCAGATGCGCGATCGCTCCACTCTACGAAATTAGCGGTAGAAGTGACATATCTTCTCATTCCATTAATTCTGCTAGTAGATGGCAAAGCTGCGGGGTTCGCTACCACTGCATTTAATTGAAAATGGGAGTCATAGGATAAAGTGATTGTCGTTGGTAAAGTTGTTGGGGTAACTCCATCAATATCAAATCCTGGATAAGTGGCCACCACACAACCCGAAGCCGGAGAATTGGTAGTTGCCATCACTACACCAATTTCATGGATATCACTTGCTGTTTTTCTGATTGTTGATGCCAGTGGAATTAATAGAGATTGATTGGCGGCGATCGCAATACTGGCTACTGGAGAAAAGTCGGTTACTCCACTGCGATTCCGACAATAAATCCAAATATATTTTGTACCTGCAATAGCGATCGTTGTATTACCTGATGAGGTAGCAAGAACGGGAGATGGAGGAGTTGGGGTAGAAGCGTATTGAGTTCTCATGTTTTTATTTATGGATGATAACTATGTGAGCTAACAATGATGCCTTGAGCATCTAAATCACCATTTTCCAATAAGTAAGGGAATTTTATTTTATAATCCACTAAAAAAGTTTTCTCGTATTTAACATTACCATCATTGTCTATACCCCATTGTGCGATCGCTCTTTGCTTATTTGAATTTTCCACAAAGCTAGTATATTCATTCACATAGTAATCATAACAAACCCTATATATTTTTCTGCCTATTAAGTTGTCCGTGGATAATAAGCTATCTGAGTTTATTTTATCTATCCTTTCAGAATATGGTTGCCTGATTGTGTATCGGCTAATCGGACTAAGATGTATGAAGGGTAAAGTTTGATTGCACTTAACCACGAAAGTGTTGTAGTTTATCTCATAACTAAATTTCCATACATCTCTTTTCCCGGCACTTGTGTTATATTCATTATTTGCCCAGATAAAGCAAGGATTTTTAACATCAGCAAAAGTATTAAATCCGTCATCATACTGTGACAGATAATAGTTCCAGAAGCAACCATTATCTAAAATTAAATAATAAGTAGGTAGACTATTCTCATTACCTTGTGAGTATGGGATTGGTTTAAACTCAGTAATAGTAACGGACAAAGCGAATCTAAAAATACCAGGACTATACGTGACTGAAGTAATATTGCCCCGAATTGCATAAGGCTTGTTATTAATAGTCTGAAAAAATAATACTGGTTCACCTATGTATTCACTTAGATTAAGACTTTGTATTTGTGAATAATCTACGTAAGGACGGAAAAAACTCGCTGACTCCACAAATGACAATGACAAACCTGTTGATTCTAAAGTCAAGCCTTCATCTCGAAGAGGAACAACTAAAAACTTGCCACTACTATTTAACTGAAGAGTTGATTCACTGCCTACTGATTTCAGAAAAAGATTATTAATACCTGAGTAAGTGAAACTTCTATTATACCCGTCTGTACTGGGTGTTTTTGGTGTGTAAGTCCCAGTTTGAGTATAATTAAATTGCTGAGTTATGTATTGCTTGCCAAAATGCAATCCTAGTAACTCACCTTGGATATTTTCAGTGTAAGTATAATTACCACTTCTAGTTGCTGTATATGTAAATGTGGTATTTCCTGAAGGTGTCCAAGTTGTGCAGTTTACGGTTCTGTTTCTTAACGCATATCTAACATCAAAACTACTTACATCTAAGTTTTCAACTGTTGAACTATTTGAAAGCGTCTCCACTATTCCATCGTGAATAATTTTGTTTGAATTATCAGGGAGAATAACGGCATCTAATTTAACAAAATCGTATGCGTTTATATCTCTATACGGATAAAAAACATTTTTCTTTAATTCTTCAAAACTTTCCGCACCAGGGACATCTTCTTGTATTGCGCCTTTTAAATATTTATTAGTATTATTAATTATAAATCCAGTACCTATTTCTATATAAGATTGCCAAATATTATTTCCTAAATAACAAAACACAGGATTAAAAGCATCAACAGCGTTCCAATTATATTCATTTGATTCAATAGTGGTAATCTGGTTATTGACCAAGAATTTATATTTTTGAGGATAAAACCGCTTATTGTAGTCATCATTGTAGTAACTATAATTAAGTAGATAGCTATTTGTAGTTGCAATGAATTTATTACCTAAATTCAATAGAAATCCATCTCTTGCACTAAAGCCAACTGTCTCATTGCTTGCAACATTAAAACCATCAATTTTTTTAAGGCTATTCTTTCCACCAGTTAACCAAAAATCTCCTAAATTATTATCAGGCGGCTTTGGATATAAATACAAATCTACGTTCAATAATGTAATAACAGGATAAATAACTTCATCGCTACTACTCGATTTTCTCTGAATCAAAACATCCTGTTTGACAATAGTTCTTTGCTCACCAAAAGCATACCAAGTGTCATTGACTTTAAAAACTATTACCTCACCGCTAGAAATAGGATTAGCCGCGATCGCACTAATAGAGTATCCTTTTGGATGATAAACATTGACAGTTCCATCGTTGCTCATGCCACTAGTATTGCCAACAAAATAGTTGCCAGTGGCTTTGATAATATCAATAATTTCTTGGGATAACTGTTGAGGTGTTTTCATCGGTAAGATACAGTATTATCTCTGATTGTATTTCGAGCATACAACTCTAAAGAAATTGTACTATTACTATCAGTTAATTTTCCATTAGAGATAGAGAATGTTGGCTGCAATTTCTTAATTACAGATATTAATTCTTCAGCTAATTGCTGTTGAGTTTTAGACATTAGAATCGTCTCCTGTTAGGTGAATTTATTAAAACGTCTCCAATTACTTCGGCAGTACCACCAGTAATTTTTAGGGTTGGATCGCCTGTCGCGTCTGGTTTTAATGGATCAGTCACTTTTTTCTCAGTGATAGAAACACTGATGTTTGGCAATAATCCCAATGTAACAGAAGTTGGTTGAGCAATACACAACGGCGATAAGCCATAAGCATTATTATTGCCCTTAAATTCCAGCGACCAGGATGCACTCATCACAATCCATTGACCCTGAAAGCGATCGCCTCCAGATACTACAGAATCACCGTCTCTAATTGCTGGATAGAAAGTGAATATAGTTTTTTGAGCCTGATCTTTTTGAAGTGCCTCTAATCTCAATTCAGTCTCTAATGCTATTTTAGCTTGTTCTTTATCTTTAGCTAGTGAATAACTTTTACTGCCACCTTCCTCAACAAATTCAGATCGTTCATTGTAGTTTGCGTAATAAATGATTGTTGTTTTTGGAGGATTATAAGCCTTCTCATTTTTAGTAGCTTCGTTTTTCTCCCAGTCAACTTTTTTAATTGTTGCTTCGGGCAATCTACCAGACACATCTTTAAAAGATATTTTTTCACTCAAATCAGAAAAAGCAGAATTTTGAGTAGAGAACTCAGTTATTTTTTCCTTGTATAAATTTGGTGAGACTACTGTTCTTTCAGTTTTATAGTACGATTCTTCCCCAGTTGTTTTAGGTTTTAAAGGGGCATCCGGTTCTGAATCTGGATCGGGAGTAAATGCAAAAGACGAGTTTACTTTGGATTCAGTCACAACCAACATTGAAGCTGCATAATTAGGGTCAGGATAGATAACACCAACTTTTACGGGATCTTCGCTGCTTTTTCTGCTGACAAGTTGTTGCAGCCTTGGCTCTAATTCTTGATAGTTTTTCCACTCAACAGTGAAAGGTTGACTGTCGTTATTTTTGCCGTAAATTAAGTCTGAGGAAACTAATTTATACGCTGTTTTTGATTCAAAAGGTATTTGTCTGTATTGATATAATTTCCATTTCTTTTGAGCGTATGGATCTGTTGCTCTATCTGCTGCCCATTCAATTGTTTCTGTCCCATTTTCTTTTTCAAATCGCAATCTTTTCCAGCCCGTAGTTCTCTGCTCAATTAAATATTCAGCATTATTAGCAAAAGAACCACCACCGAATGTAGAGTTAAAGCTGGCAAAAGAAGCGTAATCAGGATGAAGAATTAACGGGACAGTTCTAAGAGATAAGCTAGTCGCTCCTGATTGATCAGGGTCAAGTGCCTGAATACCTAAAGCTAATCCAGAAATTCGCTCGTAAAAAGATTCTGTTTCTTGATACTCAACAACTTTCCAGAAATTCTCAGGCTCATCAGTAAAAAGTAATCCATCTCCAATATGTATATCTTCTGAAGTATATTCAAACTTAGCAATCTCCACTACCTCTTTCATAGTGACACCATTCACGATAGTGGTTGTTTTCCTGGTTTTACTAGGACTAGAAGCATCGCTCGTAGAATCTAAACTTCGCAAAACAGTAGTTCCAGCAGGAGGTGAATTAAAATTTTCATCCGTTTCTACAAGAATTTGAGTAAATGGTTCTTTCCTGGTAAATGGAATTGATGACGGAGAATTTGGCACAGTATTAGTATCGTCCTCTTCTGTATCGCCCCATGTCAAAACAGTATTTTTAATACCTTTATTGTTTCTTCTCAAGGTATTAGAACCGTCGCTAGTTATTTCCTGAATAGCAAAATTCCATTTACCACCAGAATTTAGCCTTTTTAGTGCCACAGAACCATTGCTATAGGAAATATAACAGCCATTGACAGCAGCAATATTAGCAACAACATCATCTACTGATATAGCAAGATTTCTGTCGGCATTAGCAGGAATAGGGATTAGCGCGGTCGGTCCATTATATCTAATTCCAGCTTCGGACGCGATCGCAAATATACTAATATTTTTAGCACCGTAGGGAACAATCTCAAATACTTTAACTTTTTTAGATATTTTCTCTTCAATAGCTGATTTTAGAGCAACATTCACAGTGAAGATACTAAATCTACGACTATTTTTCCATACATAATTCTGACGACTGTAGCTGTACGCATCAACTATATAATCTATGCCATAAATAGTAACTTCCTTATCTCCTTGCTTAGGATTATAAGCAGACTCAAATTGTGAAATATCTTGTTCAAGAATATCTTTATATTCCAAAGTACCGGACGGAAATCCCTGAAAAGTCACCCCAAAACTAACAGTACCATCAGTCATAGGAACTGGTAGTCGGGGAGGATTCCTGACAATTGACGTAGTTAAGCTTTCTGTTCTTCCTCTAAAAGCCATTATCTGTCATAAGTGAGAGAACCAATTCCTTGAATACCTGTAACTTGATTATTTTCTTGGAAGTCAGGTAAATAATTTCTATCAACAAAAGTATTAGCTAGTTTACTGGGTTGATTCCAGGTAAATTCCCACAATATAGGATTAATAATATCTTTACAACTGCGAAAACTTTTACCAATCCAGTCAACTTGATCTAGAAATTCCACTGGGAGGAAAAAAGAGGCGATCGCGCATTGGACTACAGGATTAATAGTTAGTGCGCCAGTAACAGTAATTGAATCACCAATTGCTAACAATTCGGCGCTCTCAATTACTAGAGATGTTCCTGATTGAGTAAAACTGTCACCAGGATAAATGCTAGTGGGAGTGAAATTGCCAGGAATTGATATTGTGTATGGAGTAGAAGATGAAATGCTAGACGTAAAAGTAATTATTGCCTCTGTGGGAGTAGTTTTTTGATAGAAGTGAATTTTATCTGCACTAAACCAAAAATTGTCAGGTAAAGCTTCATCGGCGGACAATACTTTCGTGTAGCCAATAATCCTCACATCCACCAATTCTGCATTTACGCTAACAGTGGAGTAATCACCAATAAAATCAGGCTTTTCAGGACTCAAATCATCAACCGTCCATCCTGGATTAGTCCACCAATTCGCGTAAGTATTCACTCTCAATAACGGACCCATTCCTCTGTCAGTTTCCGAATACCAAAAACGACAAACAGAACCCATACTAGACAAGGGTTCTGGAGAAACGGGTAAATCAGTGTTATTGAGTCGGAACATATTATTTGAAAGTTTGAGAATCAAACACCAGTTCAATCGTATCCATAAAGTTAATCCCATTTGCCGTAAAAGGCTTAGATGGATTTACTTTAGTTAAAATCGCATCTGGAATTAAATACCCAAAAACATTGATATCCTCAAAACTAGCTGCACCAGTGATTAACCCAGAGACATTATTGTCTCGTTCGTTTTCAAATGCTACTAAGTCGGCTTCAGTGCCGCCAACCAAAGTAAACGTTACCGTCTTCTTTACAAGTTGGACAGTAGTAATCGTACCATTTCGATTGATATTTACGTCCTGGGTTTCTCTATCACTGAAAGCGATGGAGTCTGGTTTGAAAGTGTATCCACGGAACGGAAAATAATTTGCATTAATAGCCATATCAAAAATAGGGAAACATACTGTTCTAAGTACATTTTAGTTAACCCTATCCTAATTACCTATATAAACTTTTTATTACAAATATGTTATATTAAATCTGTTTACTTAAATATTTTTATAGTGAGTAAAATATCTGAGTTACGAAAAACGAAAAAGATTACTCGAAGGGAGATAGCGATCGCTCTCGATGTCACCGAAACAACTATTTACAACTGGGAACAAGGAACAGGTATCTCGATATGGATAGAGCGAGTTGTCAAATTGTGCGAAATATTAAATTGTGAACCAAAAGATTTATTACCCCAAAGAAATGAAAACATTAATCTGGATTGAGGGTAGAGGAATGGGCAAAGCTCGTCCTAGAGGTAGTAGCCGAGTCACTAGGAAAAATGGCAGAAATATTGCTGTTACTAAATTTCATACCTGTTCCAAATACAGGCAATGGACAAATGATGTCATTCGCCAAATAGCAAAACAAAACACACCTAAATTCACAAAGCCAGTTTCAATTTGTTGTAACTTCGTAAATTTTAAGAGTTCCGACACCGATAACATCACTGGAGCAATTTTAGATGCCCTTGTCAAATCCAAAGTTATCGGGAATGATTCTGCCAGTTATGTAGTTAAATCGGCTGGTGAGTTTAGCAAGCTACGAAAAATCAGAAACTCTCCTAAACAAATTGGTATTTTAGTAGAGATTGAAGAGAGAGAAATTAAGGAACTTGAGCCAGAATTAGCTAACTTTATTCGTGGATTTGGTGTATCTATAGGTTAATCTATAGATAATTTATTCATACTTCTATGTTAATCAAAGCTTCCTGGAACAAATCTTCCAGAAGGCTTCTTACTTCTATCGAGCTACTGCTTTTTTTCAATTTTATACCAAACACCACTAGACTTCTTAAACTTGAATCCATAAGCTTGTCGTGGCAAGTGGGGCATATCCAGAATCTCTAATAATTCTTCCTTTGTTCGTTCCCAACCGTTAACAGCGTGTTCTTCTAATCGTCGTAACAATTCATCAGGATGGGGACGATTAAATTGAGAAGCTACAGCCATTAAAAAGTCTTGATTACTAGGAATAATATTATCTATAGATACATCTATAGGTTCACCAACTCGTTCGATTTGATATTCTGCTACCGTTTCCATATCAGCGTAATTATAATTAAATTCTGCCATTACTTTACCACCTTTTAAATGCTCATGCAAAGCATCCAATATCTCTACTTGATATTGATAAATATAGGATTTTCTCTTATCTCCATGTTGCTTAAAAGGTTGAATTTTTAGATATTTTAACCTGTTGTTCAATGTCTGATCCGATATGCCATACTTGACTTCCAGTGGACGTAGAAGTACAGGAGTATTATTGAGTTCCATGTCAGCACCCTAAAATATTTTAAGGTCAGGATATCACAACTTGGTGCTTCTATAGTTGTATCTATTGGCATAAAAAAGCCGCACTGGTGCAAAGTGCGGGCATGGAGTGATTACTGGGATTGATTTAAAAATTCAATATATAAAGATGGGAGATATAGAAATATTATAGCCTAAATATCCTCCAAATAATCATTAATAATATTTAAAATTTCCTGTTTATCTTCCTCGTTAATCCCAAGTATTTTTCTTTGGGGAACGCCAATACCAAATTGATGTTTATAAGCTTTAGCATCATTAATGCCAATAGTGCAAGAAGTAGGAGTGATTTTATAATTTACCCTACTTCTCATCAATCCAGTTCGTTGCAATATCCTAAGTATTTTACCTTCAGATCGCTTGAGTCTAATGGTAAAAATTGACAACGGTTTCCAGGGTCTACCATCTGGATCTACTTCCTGCTGAAACCGCAAATCAACAGAAGCAATCCCATATTCACCAATTTCCTGCATCACAGGAGTTAAATTACTGGTTTTACTCAATAATTTAGTTAATGCCTCCTGGATAGCTTTGTCTTCATACTTGATCGAGAAAGACGGATCTGACATATTATTTAGGCGATCGCAGTTATTCTATTTTATAGCATCAAAAAAGGTGAGCCAGTATTAGATATTACAACAATATATTGATTAGATTAAAAGTCTGTGCTAAAATTAAAACACCTCCCCGGAGTGAGATTTGGGGAGGTGTTTCTCTGTTCAATCAATTTTTGAATTATGACTACTATAACACAATCTGGCTTTTTTACGCAAGTCTTAGGCGAAGTTTCTCACCCAATTAATATAGTGAGAGAATATTTAGAAGCATTCGGCAACAAATGTAAAGCTGCAATCATAACTTGGCTTGACTCATGGACACGCACCAAAATCGCTCAAGGCAAAGATACATGGATTTGGGAGAGTCAACGGTCTTTAGCAGAAAAAATAGGATACAACAAATCAACAGTCA